CCAAAGACCTAGATAACATAGACCAAGAGTTAAAGAGTATTTCGAATACTGCTAAAGATATGTCTAATATCAATAGCCGTTTTGAGGAACTTAACAAGAAGGTTGCAAGCGGTACTATGACTATGCGAGAGTCTACCAAAGCGGTTAAAGAATATCAAACGATAGCTTTACAAGCTGGTAAGGATTCACCAATAGGGCAAGAAGCAATAGCAAATGCCGCAAGGTTAACTGATGAATTAGGCGACCTTAGAAACCAAATTACAAACGCATCACATGATGGGGCTAGTATGCAAGCTGCCCTACAATTGGGTAGCGGTATCGCAGCAGGTTACGGAGCAATGCAAGGTACAATGGCTTTACTAGGTAGCGAATCGGAAAACCTACAAAAGACTTTCGTTAAGTTACAAGCTATTCAATCTATACTAGCAGGAATCGAACAGATACGGGCTATGTTAGAAAAGGAATCATTCTTTATGATGAAAGCCAAAACGATAGCAACTAAAGTACAGACCGCTGCCGAAGTGGTTTATGCTGCTGCTGTTGGTGGTACTACGGGTGCAATGAAAGCGTTAAGACTTGCTATGTTAGCGTTACCTATCGTTGCTATTATTGCAGGTATTGTGGCTTTAGGTGCTGCGCTTGCTTCATTCATGGCAGAAGAAGAAAAGGCAGAAGCACAAAACGAAGCGTTAACTAAATCTTATGAACGTCAATCAGAAGCGTTAACACGTGCAAGTGCTACACGTCAAAGAGAAATAGACAACCTAATAAAAATTAGAACGGCTCAAGGTGCAAGCGAAGACGAACTACACAAACTTGAATTAGACCGCCTTAAAGAATCAGAAGCGGCCAGAAGACGAACGGTTAACATGGAGCAAATGATGATAGCGCAAAAGTCAACAGCCTATCAACAAGCTATTAGAGAGGATAATATGGAACTTGCAGCGTCCATACGTGAAGAGATTAAACAGCACAGATCTAAATATACAGATTTAAAAGCCTTAGACGGTCAATATAAAGTAGATAAGCAACTTGCTGAAATTGAATTTCAAAACCAACAGAAGCAACAAGAAGAGGATAACGCTAAACAAGTAGCTGATAGACAAAAGGCAGCAAACGAAGCAGCGAAGAAAAAACGTGAGGACGATGCACGTTTAAGAATGGAGCGTGAAAAGTTATTAAAAGACTTAATGCTAGCGTCTATCGAAGACGAAGAGTTGCAGCGTTTAATGATATTGCAAGAATCTCACAAACGCCAAGAACAAGAACTAATAGCGAAGTATGGAAAAGATACCGAGTTATTAAAGCAATTAGAAATAACTCAACAGACAGAACTAGATGCGCTAAACTCAGAACTAGATGCAAATAGAAAAGCGGCTCAAGAGGCAAAGGATGCAGAAGAAGCAACAAAGCGACAAGAGTTATTCGAACGTGAGCAAGCTGACAAACGTGCGCAATTAGAAGGTGAGTTAATCCAAATGAGAGATGACCAAGAAGCAACTTGGTTATTAAAGGAAGAACTCTATGCTTTAGAACGTGAACAAGCGTTATTAAATACCGACTTAACAGAAGGCGAAAAGTTTAAGATTGAACAAGAGTACTTAGAAAAGATGTCAACCCTTAAAGCTGAACAAGCGGAAAAGGATAAGCAACTTCAAAAGGATGTAATGGCTGCTACTTCGCAAACCATTAACCAGGGTCTTACAGCTATTCAAGGTTTATCGGATGCGTTCTTTGCAAATAAACTATCTAAGGCTCAAAAAGGTTCGGCTGCTGAATTAGCAATTGAAAAAAAGAAGTTCGAAGTAAATAAAAAGTTACAGATTGCTCAAGCTATTATGCAAGGTATTCAATCCGTACAAGCTGCTTACAGTTCGGGTTCTGCTATTCCTATCGTTGGTGCTGTTACTGGTCCATTGTTCGCAGGTTTGGCAGCCGTACAAGCTGCATTAAATGTAAGTAAGATTAAGAACTCAACTTTCGAGGGTGGCGGTGCAAGTGGTGCATTGTCTACTGCTTCGGTAGCACCCCCTAGTATTCCAACTCCTACGCCAAACGAACCAACTACAACGGCAACGGCAGGACTTAATGGAAGTGGTTCAGAAAGTAAACCTACAAAAGTCTTTGTATTGGATTCTGAGATTACAGCGAAGCAAGAAGAGAGCGCAAAAGTAAATACATTAAGTACATACGGTGGTTAAAAGTACATCGTTTTTAAAGTTTTAACTCTTATAATTAGAATATGATGAAGTATTACAAAATAGTAGTAAACGAACATGATGACACGGGTATTGATTTCAATGCTTTTGTAGATGTTCCTGCGCACTTAAAAGGATTCATTGCATTTGGTAAAGGTCAAGAAAGATACCAATTCAACGAAGAGAAAAGAATCGTTACGGGTGTCATGATTTCAGTAGGTACTCCAATATACCGTAACTCAAATGACTTGGGAGAACACTATGTATTTTTTGATGCCCCAACGGTTGACCTAATCAGAAGAAAGTTTTTTAAGAATGGTTTTGTTCAGAACTTAAATAAAGACCATGACCCAAACCAAATTACAAAAGGGGCGGTATTAATCGACTCTTATATCATTTCAAGTACAGATCCTAAACTACCAAACCCACCCGAAGCATTTGAAAACCAAAAGCTACAAGATGGAACGTGGATAGCGTCTTACCAAATAGTAGATGATAATTTATGGGAAGAGGTTAAGTCGGGTAAGTTTAACGGCTTTAGTGTTGAAGGATTATTCGAAAAGAAAGAAGTAAAAATCAAATCAAATATAAATATGAGTAAACAAACAAAGTCAATTTGGGACTTGTTCAAAAAGGACAAACCAAATGCGGAGAAATTCGCAACAGCTACTACAGCTGAGGGCGTTGCTGTTTCTTGGGAAGGTGATTTAGTTGAAGGTACTGCGGTAACTATTGACATGGATGGCGAAATTTTGCCAGCACCCGAAGGAGAACACCAAGTAACCTTAGAAGATGGTACTGTAAAAGTAATTGTATTAGATGCTGCTGGTTTAGTGGTTTCTGTTGCAGATGTAGAAATGAACGAAGATGAAAACGGGGCAACTAAAGAAGAGGTAGCAGATGCTATGCGTTCTATGATGTCAGAAGTTAATGATCGTTTTAACGCTATCGAAGCAAAGAACACAGAACTAGCAACTGAAAATGCACAATTGAAATCGGAAATCGAATCTTTCAAAGCGTCTGGGAAGTTCGGTGCTAATCCAAAAAAGACAGACGGTGAAGAAAAAAGAATCTCTATTAGTGAGATGATTAAAAACGCAAAAAAATAATTTATTATGCAAATTGGAAAATTGGGGAAAACCCTAAAGGAAAAATTTGATTACGATGTATCGGGGTTGCCAGCATGGACGGATAACACAATGCCGAATGTAATCACAGACGTTATCGAAAATTCAAACTTCTTAGGACGTTTGACATTGGAGGAAAACGTAAAAGGAACAAAGGAAATCGCATTGTTAAATGCTGATGTAACTTTGCAAGCTAAGGTATCATGTACACCTTCGCCTGATGGATCGGTTATCTTTACTAAAGAAAACCTTACAACAGTTCCATTGTACATGGGTATCGAGTTTTGTAACGAAGACTTGAATACAAAAATGACTCAAGTACTTAACGCACTTGGTTTGAAGCGTCAAGAAGGACAATTGCCTGCTCCACTTGAAGACATCTTAATGGCATACCTTTTGAAGAACTTACAGCGTAAGGCTCAAAGATTGGTTATCCTAGGAGATACTACTTCATTGGATGCTGAACTTGCTTTGATGAATGGTTTACGTTACCGTATTAACAACAATACAGACGTAGTAGATTACATGAGCGCTGAGGCTTCAATCACAGCGTCAAACGCTTATGCTATTGCATACGGATTATTCAAGTCTATCCCTGCTGAGTTGTTTGATAACGGTTATACAGTAGATATTTTCATGGGACGTGATAAAGCGTTATTGGTTCTTGAAGATTGGAACAATGCAAACCCTTATTCTCAGGTAGCTATTCCTGCTGATAACGGTACTTCAATGGAGTTCGTTCTGCCTTTGACTAACATTAAGGTTATCACTTTACCAGAACTTGCTTCTACAAATGAAATGTGGGCTTTGCCTTTAGCATTGACTTTCTTGGGTGTAGATGCACTTGAAGATATGAGTTACGAAATTAAGTACGATTCTTACAACGATAAATTGAAGGCAGAAGCTTCTTTCCGTTTGGGTACTCAAATCGTATGGGGTCAGTATTTCACACGTTTACAGTTAGCTGTATCTTAATACTCTAAAAGATGAGTTGCGAGATTACAACAGGATATGATAAAGTTTGCGACTCCCCGGGTGGGGTCGCTACTTTCTACGCTTGGTCTATCAAAGATAGCACGGGTGTAAGTACATACGATACACTAACGTATGCAGCAGGTGAAATCAGTGCGTTAACTTTAACGGCTGGTCACTATGCTTACCCTTTTAACATTGAAATCGAAACGGCTTCTTTTAACGATAAGAAAGTCGGAGAAAGAGCAACAAGCGGTTATGGACGTGAGCAGTCAGGAACGGCTGTACTTCACGGTAACACGGCTTCAATGATTGTTAATGTAGAATCTTTCGCTAAAGGTCGTCATGCTATTGCAGCAAAATTAAACGATGATACTTACGAAGTATTCTTTTTAGAAAATGGTGCAGTTGTAACAGATGACCGTGCAACTGGTACGGCATACGAAGATATGAATGGAACTACTTTAACGTTTGCTGGTAAAGAGAAACAGAAAGCGATGAAGATTAGTTCAGCTATTATCTTAGCAATGTTAGAACCTGCTTCTTAATATTAACCTAATTCAAAAGGGTAGGTTACGGCTTACCCTTTTTTTTGAACTATGGAATATCATTTTGTAAAAGGGTTTGGAATGATTCCTAATACACCCGAAAATAGAGAATTACTAATTAGCTTAGGAAAAATCAAAGATGATACTATTAAACAAAAACCAATCGAATCAGATCGCGTTAACGTTGTCAGAGTTGGCAAACGCAAACGTAGCAAGTAATTGGTTATTTCGTTTCGTATTAGAACAAGATAAAAGCTATTCTTATCTAAAGTTTTTAATAGATGAGAACTCCAACTTTGAAAGATACAACCTTTTTACTTTAGAGATTCCAACGGATATTGACTTTAAGTTTAAAGGCGACTATACATATTACGTTTATCAAATGCCTGATACTAACGATACGGACTATACACGTGGCACATTAGTAGAGTTTGGTAAAATGAGATTACTTGACACGGTGGTAGTAACACCAACATTCACACCAACAACAGATACACCTATTTATGATTCGTCAGATATTTAGAGAAGCAAGCCAACCTCAACCCGTTGAGAAAGTCGACAAGAAAGGTTGGATAAAATGGGGAACAGATAACCTATATGGTCAGTTTTTAGTAGGTTTAAAATACGATAACCCCGTACATGGTGGTATTCTTAACCAAAAGATTAAATTTATTACGGCAGGAGGCGTAGAAGCTACTAATACAATAGCTTTAGAGAACGGAAAAAGCCCTTACGACTATACCGAAATATGCGAAATGGTAGCAAATGATGGTGAAATATTCAATGGGTGGGCTGTTTTATACCGTAGGGACTTAGTGACTAGAGAATGGTATGCTAATCCTATCGACTTTGAACTACTTAGACAGACGGAAAACGGTGTTTATGTTGACTATTCAGACGATTGGAGCAAGACAAACCAAAGCGAAAAGACTAATTACAAGAAATACAAGTCTATTTTCTATGTAACAGAGGACGATAACGAGTGTATTTTCTATAATATTGAACGCCCAAAGCAAAGAAAGTTCGAGAAAGTAAAGGATTTAACGGCTAATTACTACCCTTTTCCTACTTATAACGGTGCTATTACTCAGATAATGGCAGGTATTGAGATGGATTATTACACATATTCGGAGGTAATTAACGGTTATAAAGGCGGTACTGTCATAAGTTTACTTAATGGAGTTCCAGATTCTATACAAGAAGAGAACAAAATAATCGAAAGGGTAAAAGGTGAGGCAACGGATAGAGATACTCAAGGCGGTATTACCGTATTGTTTGCTGATGGTAAAGACCGTGCGCCTGAGATTAGCCAAATGAACGGCAACGATCTTGATAAGCGGTACATTGAAACGGGTAAAGAAACGATTAGAAAGATAATGATTGCACATAGTGTAATTAGCCCTGCTTTGTTTGGTGTACTTTCTGAAACGATGTTTGGTGCAAAGGAAGAAATGATAGTAGCTTATAAGTTATTCCAAGAGAACTACGTTAAAGCTAGACAGACGTGGATTGAAGATGGTTTAAATTGGGCTTACAAGAAATTGAATAAAGCTGAATTAGGATTGAAGTTCAAAGAGTACCAATTACAATTAGAACAAAACCTATCCGAAGAAAATGCAGTAAGTCAGTCGCTTAATCAAATGAGTCCATTGGTAGCTAATAAAGTTTTAAGTTCATTGACTGTAAATGAAATACGCGCATTAGCTAGACTCGCTCCAATTGTAGGAGGTGATAGTGTGCCAACTGCTGATGCTTCTGCGACTGCGTTTAGCCAAGAACCCGATGTTATCGAAATGTTTTCAAAGGTAGGTGTTTCACGTTCTGAATGTAGAATTATATCTTCACGTCCATATGAATCATTTGAGGATAACGAAGACGAATTTAAAGCGTCTTTTTTTAGAGGTCGTTTTGAAATGAACTTAACTGATGATGATAGAAATATCTTGCAGATGATTAAGAATGGTGAAAGCTATGATTCAATATCTAAAGCAATTGGCAAAGGTGGGGTTTATTTATCAAAGCGTTTATTTCAATTACAACAGAATGGATATGTTAACGATTGGACTGTAACGGATAAAGGTGTTTCTGCTTCGGCTGTACTTGCAGACTTAGAAGTACTTTACTCTTATGAGTTAAGACCGAACGCACCCGACTTAGTAGCAGGCGGTAAGTCTAGACCATTTTGTGAAAGATTAATTGATTTAGATAGACTATACACACGTCAAGAAATAGACGCTATTAGCAGTCAAATAGGAAGGGACGTATGGACTTATAGAGGTGGATGGTATCATAATCCTGACACGGATAAAAACACACCTTCATGTAGACATTTGTGGCAACAAAATATAACAGTTAAATAATTATGGGAGCATTTTTAACAGATATAGATTCAATTAAAGAACGTGGTTTTGTAAACAAGAACGTTGAGAATAATATCATTACAACAACACTTAGACGTGTTCAAGATACTATGCTTTTACCTATTCTTGGTACTACATTTTTCAAACGATTGTTACAAGGTGTTGAGGATAGCGACTTAACAGCAAATGAAACAACGCTTTTAAACGACTATATTTTAGATTATTTAGTAGCGTGTGTAGATTATCGTATCGTAAAACCGTTAAGCTATGAGATACGATCTAAAGTAGTTGGACAAGCGAAGGACGAACACATACAACCTGCAACACAATCACAAATAAATGAATTAGAAGATTCTTTATTTAAAGATATGGAGGTTTACCGTGAAAAACTTGTAGGATACCTTAAAGATAATTGCACTTTATTCACTGAATATAACGAATATATTTGTAGCTTTGAGAATATAGCACCCGATAATGGGGAAGCAAGGACACGTATAAGATTTGCATGAAGATTAGTAAGAAAGTAAGGGAAAAACTAGAGAAACATTACAATGATAAAAAGTCCGAATCAGATAAGACTAGAACTAAGCGAGATAGCGACAGACCATCTACAAATAAATAGCTTTTTTTGGGGTGATTTTCTACGTGCTTACAAAGAGGAAGAACTAAACTACCCTTTAATGGGGGCGTTCTATCCAAATGGTTCGTTCCTTAGAAATCAAACTCAACTTAGATTGACTATTTACGTGGCTGATAAGCTGTATGATAGTTGGTCAAACCTTAACGAAGTAGAAAGCGATACTTTACAGATTTGTAGGGATATATATCAGATAGTAAATTCATCTACTCGTTGGCAGTCAATAGGTCGTGTTCAATCATGTACGGTTACAAAGTTCATAGACAAGGGTGGCGATGGTGTTGCTGGTCATCAAATGGAATTTCAATTTTTAATTCGTGATCGTGAGGGTATTTGTAATATTCCAATAGTAGATTATGACTTTGACCAAATAGCAGGGTCTGTATGTTATGCTGCAATAGTTGAAAACTCAGATGCAAGTTATCAAACAACGGTAGCAAGCGGTGGAACTTTAGTACTGCCTGACACAACCTACAACTTCGTAGTAAACGGTGTAACAACTACAACAACATTACCAACTTTAAAGAACGAAACAATTAATATAGTATGGCAGTAAATGTGATAATTCCATCCGAAGTTAGTCAAACGATTAACGATGGTACAACTAATAAAGCACCTTCTGAGAATGCAGTATTTGACGCTTTAGCAAATAAGGCAAGTGGAACGGGAACAGCAAACGGAACGAACACTGGGGATGAAACGCAATCAACTATTAAAACAAAGTTAGGTAGTGCTTCAAGTGGTGTTGATGGTTACTTGTTAGGTACGGATTGGACTACGTTTAACGGTAAACAAAACGCTTTAGGATTCACTCCCGAAGATGTATCAAACAAACAAACGGACTTAACTGCAAGCGCTACGAAGTACCCTACTGTAAACGCTGTTAATACGGGTTTAGCTCAAAACAAGAATACCTTAACAATGCTTGCTCAGGGTAACAATGATTTCACAATATTAGCTAGTATAATTGCAAGACCAACGGGGACACCAGTTAATGGTCAGCCAATAGTATGGCAAGTATTAACAAACTCAGATAATCATGACAGCTCATTTGTTAGAGGTGTTGCAGGTCAATCATCAGGGGCTTTAAGATTTCTTTACCCTCAAGTTAAAAACGTTGTTTCTTTTGTAACTGCACCCGATGAAGCATATGTAACAGAAGAAGTACAAACGGGCTGTACAGTTGGAACAACCTATGCGGATTTATCAGCAACTAGAACAACTACTGCTGGATTTCAACTTAAAGGTAACGGTACAAATTGGACTGCATCAGGGCGTATGAGTTCTTATTATAGTTTAGCTTCATTTTCATCGGGAAGAACAGCTTTGAATATGCCCTCAACCTATAAAATGATTGATGCAGAAACTGTACAAATAACTTATACGGGAACTAATAACTATAGAATAAGACGTGTTTACTCAGGTATACCAGGTACAATGGGTTTAGCTTTCTTTTTAGTTGATAATGCTACTAATTTAGATGTAACATCTGCACCTACAACAAACGATTATGTACACATTAGTTGTGTAGGTAATTATAGAGAGGTAATATCCTTAAACACTTGGCAAATATCTAACACTCAAGTAGGTAATGGATTTATGCTACCTGCGTATAACTTTTGGACTTTAGGTGTATTTGAACTTTGGTTTAAAGTAGATACACTTTCCACAACTTCATTACGTGCAAGATGGCAAGCTAAAACGGGTGTAACTCAATATAAATTAAATAGGTCAACAGCTTATACAGTTGATGTAAATGGTAACTTTGTTTTAACAGCACCTACTCAAGTCTATGCAGGAACTGATTTAAGTTTTACTGATACGGGATTGACTACAAATACAATGTACTACTATCAATTAACAGACCAATCAAATGTAGAGATAAGCCAATTTAATCAGAAGACTTATTAATATGAAAGAAACGCTTGAACTAATAGATAAGTATGGAATAAAGCCTTTATTATTAATTGCTATTATCTACCTATACACAGAGAATAACCAAAACAAAGAAGATATTAGAGAGGTTCAATCTTTACTTGTTGACTGTTATAAGAGCCAAACACGTTTAGCAAATGTAACGAATGATGAGAATCTAATCATTGACCCGATGAGAATCTACGCAGTTTTACCATGCAATCCAATAGGAAGAATACAAAAGAATGGAGTTGATACGAAATATTGCTAATGACACTTTAAAGAAAACCGTTGATGGTGTTCGTAGGTGGGATAGAATGAAGCTAACTATGTTTACTGCGTGGTTAATTTCATGCTTCATGGCTTTACGAGATTACTACTTTACGGGTTTACGATACGATGTTTTAGTTTTGTTCGTTGGTGTTGCTTTAGGATCTAAAGTGATTGATGGTTTAAGTAAAAAATTAGAGAAATGAAAATAGATTTCAGACCAATTGTAACGATGTTTGTGTACATCACACTTTCGTTACTAGTTCTTTGGGCGTTTACTAGATGTTCAGATGCTAAAGTAGCACAGCACCACTATAAAAAAGCGGTTAAACATGGTTATTCATGCATAGATTCAACTGATACAATTACTATCGAGCGTATTGATTCGGTGTTTTCGGTAATTAACGGTGATACAATATGGAAATATTACCCAGTTAAGTACGATACTATTATTCGATTTAAGACGCAATACTTTCCTAAAACAAGGTATCAACTCAAAACGGAATTTAAGACGCTTAGAATTAAGGAAAAGCGTAATATACAGCAATTAAGAATTAACGCAAGGTTAGAAAAACGAAATGCTACCTTACAAAAGAAGATTGAAACGGCAAACAATAAATCAATTAATTTGCTATTGATAGTTGTAGGTTTAATTTGTTTAATTATATTAGCTTTCAAATTTAGTAAATGAAAGCAAAAGAAGAAGCGATACAATTACATAATAAATTCTATGTACTTGGGTTTGTAGGATTACAGAGATTCACAGAAGGAAACGTGATAGCATCAGACGCTATCCAATGTGCATTGATATACGTTAACGGTATTATCGAAGAGTACACCCACAGAGGTACATCTCAAATATGGGAACATCCACGCTTAGAGTATTGGAACGAGGTTAAACTAGAATTAGAGAAACTATGAATATTAAAACATACATAGAATTTACCAAACGTTGGGAAGGTGGATTGAGTAGAGATGTTAACGATTCAGCTTCTAAATATCCTTGCCCTACTGCGTACAATGGTAAAACGGGTTGGCATACAAACGTAGGCATAACTTATAAAGTTTGGCGTTCTGTATTCGGTTCTAGTAACGATGCTAGATTCTTTGAAATGAATAATGAAGATTGGTTTAAAGTGTTTAAATCTTTATATTGGGATTCAGTTAAAGGCGACCAATACGAATGTTTTAGCATAGCTGTATTCGTTACGGGGATTGCATGGGGTTCTGGTTCACATAGAGCAGGAATAATGCTTCAACAAGCTATAAACAACTTAGGTGGCAACCTTGCAGTTGATGGAACAATAGGATTAAAAACAATTAAAGCAGCGAATGATTGTGATGATTTAAAGCTATTTGATGAACTTACAAGGCTTAGAGAACAATTCTTTTTAGCTATATCTAAAGAGGGTAGTAAGAACGCTAAATTTAGAAAAGGTTGGTTAAATAGATTAGAGGATTATAAGCGAACATTTAGACCAATTCAAAAGTAACTTCAAGCCCTACGGGGCTTTTTTAATTTATACCTATGACTAGAAAAAGATTGATTTTCGATATTGAAACATCGTTTAATATTGGCGTGTTTTGGCGAAGTGGTTACAACTTAACTATACACCCTCAGGACATCCTACATGAACGTGCAATTATTTGTATTTGTTGGAAGTGGGAAGGAGAAAGCGAAGTACACTATTTAACATGGGATAAAAAGCAATGTGATAAGAAAATGCTAAAGGAGTTCATTAAAGAAGTGAATAAAGCAGATGAAATAATAGCACATAATGGTGATAGGTTCGATATTAAATGGTTACGTACACGTTGTTTATTTCATGGTATTGATATGTTTCCTACCTACCAAACTATTGATACGCTTAAAACGGCTAAAAGGTTGTTTAATTTCAATTCTAATAAACTAGATTACATAGCTAGATATTTAAAAGTTGGTCAAAAGATGGAAACGGGCGGTGGTGAACTATGGAAAGACATCGTTTTAAGGAAGTGTGATAAGTCAATGGATAAGATGGTGGCTTACTGCAAGCAAGATGTTATTGTATTAGAAGCTGTATTTAATAAGTTGAACGCCTACGAAAAGCCAAAAGTAAACTACGCAGTTTTAAGAGGTGGTGAAAAGTTTGAGTGTCCAGAATGTGGGAAGTTACCTCATTATAAATCAATGTACACAACGGCAAGTGGAACTATTGTACACCGTATGCAATGCTCAGATAGAGTTGATTGTAGTAAGAAGTTTACTATAAACAATAAAACATACATGGATTTTCTAAAGTTTAAGGTGAAGAATAACTTAAAATAACTATCTTAGTACTTTCATAACTTAGGTTTCTTGTTTCAGCCCTCACTTCGGTGGGGGTTTTTTCGTTTCTACCGCTTATCATTGATATTCACCGTTCAACACAATTTGTTTAAAACTACGATTCTTAGTGCGTAGATTTGAAGAAACATTTAAAAACAAGTTTATGAAACACTTAATCAAAAAAGTACTTATCAAATCAACGGTACTACCTGAGATTCAAAACGAGTACACACCACCAATGCATATTAACGATGCAGTAAGAAAGCAATTCTTTACAAGCTATAATGTAGAGTTAGCAAATCAAATAAGAACGATAAAATTAAATCAGTTATGAAAGAGATTTACAGATTACACGAGAAAGCCACAGCATTATTAGAGTTGTGCAAGTATGAAGATAATTCGATTGATGGTTTGAAAATTAAGATTGAAAACTATACTAATTATCATAATATTGTAAAGCAAGCTGAACACGATTTAGATATAAAACAACGTGCCTTAAAAAGATTAAAGTATAGTTATATGAAAGTATTAATGCAAATAGCGGAGTTATGAATAAGGAAGAATTAATTAAAAAGATAACTGAAAGAATAAACCATTTAAATAATCCAAAAGTACACATAAAAGAATTTGTTAGGACTGCAAAATGTGCAGAAGTACTAAAGATACTAGAGTGGGTATATAAATTAGAAAAATAATGAAAGTAGGAGATAAAGTTAGATTTGTAAAACATCATGAAGGATTTAAACATGACAATCATAATAGTGGTTTAGTTATAGGTGAAATTTACGAAGTAGAAGATATAGGTGTTGATGGGACTCCATATATAAATAACGGATGTTGCACATTTGATGATGAAATAGAGTTAATAATAGAAACAGACAAGCATTATAACAACGAAATCGGAAGTCTTTACCTATTCGCGCAACAACACGATTTAAACGCATGGGAGTTTGATATAATTAAACGTATCACACGTTGCAGAAAGAAAGGACAATTTACCGAAGACCTAGAGAAAACAAAAAGAGTTATTGATTTATATTTAAAAGAGTATGACACCAAAGCAGATTCAGAAAGCTAAGTTAAAACTAGCGAAACAAGAAAAGGAAAAGACCTACAAACGAATAGCGGACTATTTAACAGTAGTAAGTGTAACACCGGTGATTTGCGACCTTATAGAAGACCTTTACACTAAGGAGTTATCAACTAAAGCAAAGCGTATTTTAAACGATGCTATCACTTGCTTAATAGAGTTAGATGATTTATTCTTAACGGGTGCAGATAAAGAAGTAATTGAACAACAAAACAACATCAAGTTAGCATTTAGACAATGGCAAAAGGATGTGTTCTTAAACGAGTTAATATGATTAGCCCAAAAGAAAAAGCTAAAGAATTAGTTAAGCAATTTAAAAAATATTCAAATGCATATAAGTGGATTGAAGATATAGCTGGTAGAAATATTGTTATAGTAGATTCTGATGAAATGCATAGAAATGCTAAACAATGTGCTTTTATTGCAATAGATGAATTGATTGAATACGCACAAGAATGGGATGACGAAGATTATTATATAGAAGTTAGAGAAGAAATAGAAAAGTTATGAGTAGATATATCCAACAATGTAAAGAGCAATTTAAAGACGTAGTATCTTTCAATATGCAAGACTTTTACGATGCTTGCCCTTATTCAATGGATGAGTTAAGACGTAAGAACCGAAAGCAAGATATAAAAGAGTGGAGACAAATCGGAGTTTCCTGGTTAGCAATGAAATCGTTTCACTTATCAGAATCAGGTTACAGCTTTAACCAATCACATGGAACGGTTATACACTCACTTCAATCGGTAATGGATTCAAAGCGTTCACCACGTTACAATCCTTCGTTATACGAGAAGATAAAGCAAGTATTAGAAGGTTCAGTAGCAGAAGTGCCACGACACGAAGACATGAACATTAACGAAATGATATGTATGGTATTAAACGAAAACCGCTTATCACGATATATAACCGCTTAACACAATATGTTTATAAAAAGAAAGTAAATAGTTAACTTAGTAAAAAATTAAGAGTTATGAAAACAATAAGAAAAACAACAGAGGAAAAGTACCATCAAGTATTAATTAAGTTAAAGCAAGAAATAGAAATAAACCCAAGTTTTAGATTAACAAGATTCTTATACGCTAATAAAATGCCTTCTAGGTTTGGTACTGCCGTTCAAAGTCTTGGTGTTGTTAAGGGTTACGGTGGTGGATATGGTAAAGTGTACGAATGGAATGATAAGATACCAGTAACGATATTGCTTACAAGACGTGTTATTAAAGAGTGCAATAAAATACAACAAGTAAACCAACGAGGTAGAGAAGTTAAAAAAATAACATTACCTAAAGTAGATAAAACTAGAATCGAGAAGTTCAATAAAGTAGTTAAACAAGAACCTACAATTAAAGAAGTACCAACACAGCAGATAGGATTGATTCGTAAATTCTTCCGTTGGATTTATTAATAGTTAAAATAAAAGTTATGAAAAAAGAAACATTTGAAGATGCAATCCCAAAGCCTAGCAATATCTATTTTAAGCTATGGAACGCAAAGCACGAGATTAAGAAAGTAACCAAAGGTAAAGATAATCCGTTTTTCAAATCAAAATACGCTGATTTAAACGCTATTTTAGATGCTGTTGAACCAATCCTGCTTAAACATAATTTAATTGTATTACAGCCTATCTTAGATGGTCACGTTGTTACTCAGATTATTGATTGTGAGAATGGTGATATGGTAGAAAGTAGATTATTGTTGCCAGTTGTAACAGATCCACAAAAGCAAATAGCAGGAGTTACTTATTTTAGACGTGCTACTTTACAAAGTTTGCTAAGTTTGCAAGCTGTTGATAACGATGGTAACGAGATTGCGGAAGCGGTTAAAAATACGAAGCCAACTATTACACCTGAACGTTTTGAAAAAGCCTTACAAGCTATTCAAGAGGGTAAAGCAAAGAAAGAAGACTTGTATAAGTTTGAATTGAATGAAACGCAATTAGCTGCAATTAAGTTATTATGAAAGATAAAGTAATATTATTCGATGCTGATAGCTTAATTTACCAAGCCATTTACAAAGTAATATCGTTCGGAGAAATCCGTTCGATGTTACAAAGTGGTGAAAGTC